TTAGTGGATTAACTTTAACATTTTTGTTTTTTTCATATTTTTTTATGTGTTCAACGAGTGCGCTATAATGTCTTTCTTTTTTAATCATTTTCATTAATTGCGTTTTTGGTATTAATGGTGGAAGAATAAAATTTCTATTGTTCACCATTTATATTATAAACATATATATTAATAAAAGTGCTCTGTGCGATAAATCTTAGCTTCATATTCATTATCCTTACCTAAAATAGAAAGTCTTTCACCTCCATACAACTCTCTACATCCAACACTTGAATCCATGCAGTCCCTGTTATCATATGAAATTGGGACTGGATAGATATTGTTTGACCCGGGGGAACCAGTTGTGGTATAGTAATTGTAACTGTCTCTTCTCCCGAATACCTCCTTCCCGTAGAGGGGTAAAGTATCATTTGCTTCTGAATCAAACAACAAACCAATTTGTTGTGTTTGTCCAGGTTTCCATATTTTTAATGGGGGCCCACGAAATTCACGCGAATCTCTTATATCGGGGCGTTCTTTTTCCATGTGTCTTTGCCATCTATCAACTGGGACAACATTTACATCAGCTGGTGCTTCCATTTGAACAATCATTGGTTTTTTATCAAATACACCTGCAAGATATAATATTATAAATGTTGAAGCAAGAGTTAATAAAAAATACATAATCATGCTTGACTGTTTCTTGCTGAACTTCTTCATCGTTATAATTACTTAAGATTATTATTTAAAGAAAATAATGTTCTTTAATTAAGGCATGAAGATATTAGGTATAGATATAGGATATCACAATCTAGCTTTAGTTTTAGCTGAATGTAGTAAAACTGAAGTTAATATTATTGATTGTAAAAAAGTTTCATTAGAAGATTACAAATATATAAAATCTAATGATATTGTTGATTTAGTTCCATTGATGATGGATGAACATAAATATTTATTTAACCAGGCACATCAAGTAATTATTGAAAGACAACCACCTGGTGGTTTTACAAATGTTGAGTGTCTTATTAATTATATTAGTCGTCCCAAATCTATTTTGATTTCACCCAATGCAATGCATGCATTTTTTGGTTTTGGACATTTAGATTATGAAAATAGAAAACACTATACAGAAAAAATTGCGTTTCAATATTTGAAAGATAACGAATATTATATGAAATTAGACAGAAAACATGATATAGCAGATGCAGTTTGTATGATTTTATTTCAAAATCATAAGAATACACAATTATTTAAAAGAAATGATTTAATTGAAAGATCAGTTTTCAGCGAATTCCTTTATACGAAGCCTACCAAGCCTCCATTGGGTGAACATCCAAAGGAGGAAAAAAATAGTTTTAATTAATTCTTTTGATTTATTGTTGTCAAGTTTATAAATTGGACTAATTATTTGTGAAGTAAAAGTTTCTGAAGAATCTTTACCAGTTATTTTAGCTTCTAACTGCGTTAAAGCACAAGTATCATCATTCATCATCCAGTGGAAAAATATAATAACCATAATGATTGAAAAAGCCCTTAATTGTCTGGGCTGTCCCACAAATGGTATTAATATTCCTGTAAGAAGTATTATTAGATGAACTAGGAAAATAATGTTCATTTAATATAACTCAGAAAAGAATGATGGAGCAGGATAAAAAAATTGCTGCGCGAACAAGAGAGTGGTACCCCGCCCAAGAAAAAATATTAAAAACTTGGGGTGAGGCTGCTGCGTGTTATAGATTCATGAATTACAAAGCATTTTTGATGTACAAAAAATCATCAATGCGTTTTACATTACCTGTTATTGTTTTGTCAACTATCACAGGTACAGCCAACTTTGCACAAGAACAATTTCCAGAAAGTATTAGGCCTATGGTTCCCTCTATTATAGGAGGTATGAACCTTATTGCGGGTCTTATTGCCACTATCATGCAGTTTTTGAAGATTAACGAACTCATGGAAAGCCATCGCGTTGCTTCCCAGTCATACGGTAAATTGTCAAGAACTATTCGTTTAGAATTGTCTTTGCCATTGAGTGAGCGTTCAATGGATGGAAGAGACATGGTAGAGTTAATGCGTGCGGAATATGACCGTTTGATAGAACAGTCTCCACCAATCCCAACACCCGTCTTAGATCAATTCGAGAAGGAATTCAAGGATTCCAAGATTTTCAAACCAGAAATTATGCATATTCAACCAATTGATCCATTCAAGGCGATTATGAATACTGCGACAAAAGCAAAACAGATTTTCAATGAAAGTAAAATGAAGGACGAAGTTGTAGAAGCATTGGGTGGTCAGTTGAGAAAGAGACTCCCATCTCCAGCGTCCCAAGAAACACCAGCGACCAAATCAGTTAAGGAAGAATTAGAAGACTTGAAGAAGACTGGTTTTGTCTCTCTCCAAGGCAAGGTTATGCAAGAGTTTAAACAAAAAACTGAACGAATGACTGGCCAAGAATTAAAGGAGGTTGTCACCGAAGAACCTACTGAAGAACCCCCGAAAGAAGATTAAGAATGTAAATAAGTAATATCAAAACCATGATATTGAATAGAACAAAACATGCAATGTATGGTGCTATTTTCCTTTTTAAAGGTTTGAGCACCTTTTCATTTAGAGCTTTGTTCTCTAAAGCCATATCAATAGCCTGATTAGTGAATTCATCGATGGATCGGTTCATTAAAATACACTCTGAAAATATTTCGGGTAAAAAGTCAATGCACACAAAGGAAGAAGAAACACTTAGAAAACTAGTAGGGGAGAACAAAAATATTTTTATAAGTGGGCCTTCAGGTGTTGGTAAGACTAATTTAGTAAAAAATGTTTTAAATGGAACTAAATATTTTGAACTAGATAGTCTGACTCTAAGATTTTATTATTTATGTGGAACAGGTATATCTCATATTTTTATAGATAATTATGAAGATGACATAGCGTTTAAAAAAATAATAGATGAAATATCTGAAGGAATTAAAAAAACAAATGGAGCAGTCATTGTTGAATCCCAAAAGTTTCACTTGATTCCAAATTTTGAAAACATTATATTACAAAAACCGAGTGTAGAACAGTTGTTAGATTTGTTAGATGAGGGTGATGATTTAGAATTGAATAGAGAAAATGCAGTGCGATGTGATGGAAATGTTAGGGAATTTATGATGTATAAAAATATACCGATTACGACAGATAAATTTTTTACGACAAAGGGGTATATAACAGATATATTATGTTCCCTAGACTCCATAAAAGTAAAGGACACACTTCAAGAACATGGTAGTTTTTGGGATGCCATTCATGAAAATTATTTAGATTCTGAGGGATGTAATTATGTTGAAATAATGAATTCCTTATCTCTTGCGGAAGCACACGACATCATGATATATGAAGGAAATTGGGAATCGATGAGATATTTTGTAAATGATGTAGTATCTTATCCTAAATTCTATATGGGTTCCTCCCTCGACCCAGATCAAATAAGACCTGGGAGTTGTTGGTCTAAAAGAGGAAATCAAAGAATGCGTCTTCGAAAAGTAATGCAAATTCTTAAGAAGGGACCACAATGCATGCATAAAGAACATCTCCATCTTTTAAAAATATATGCTCAAAAAGGGAACATAGATATACTCAAACATTATAACATAACTGCACAAGATTTTGATATTGTTAATCACATATGTGTTCAAAATAAATTAAAGCAGAGTGACGTAAATAATATTAAGAAATGTCTGAGGAAATAGAAGAAACATGCACTTTGGCTCCTCGTGTCATTGGAAATGAAATTTTGTTTTTTAGTGATATAACTGAAGAATCTATTTTAGATTTTTTGGAAGCATTTAAAAAACTTGAAAATGAAACACTGAAAAAGTATGTGGATAATCCATGTGCTAAGCCATGTATTAAAATTACCATTAACAGTGGTGGTGGTGATTTGTTTTCTGGAATCGCTGCTATGAACGTCATTGAAAAATCCCGTGTGAAAGTAATAACCGAGGTTCAAGGAAGTTGTTGCAGCGCAGCAACTTTCCTTTTGCTCGCTGGTCATGAGCGTCGCATGGGTAAAGATGCATTTGTTTTGATTCACCAAATAACGACTGGTCAGTTTTGGGGAAAATTCCAAGAACTTAAGGCTGAGTGCGACAATTGTTCTAAGTTTATGAAGAGAATTGAAACAGTTTATCGAACAAAAACTAAAATACCCGATAAACTATTTAAAAAGATGATGAAGAGAGATGTCTTCATTGATTCGGCTGAATGCATTAAACATGGAATCGTTTATGAGATTGCTTAATGGTCACATATCTTTTATAGAGATACATAGACATAAGTATTATAATAATAACACTAACTGTATTTAAATCAAATTTTATATCCCTGGGTGGAGGTTGAAGTCTCTTCATTCTTTCGTAATCAACAACCGCGAATGTCATTATTAAAGAGTAGAGAATATAATTTACCAAAATGAACCGAATTGCTGTAGACATCGATGAGACCCTTCTTCACTTTCTTCCAAATATGGCAAAGTTCCACAAGATGGAACTGCCACATAAGAAGTTTAGATATGTCTACAGAAATATTTTTGATATAACCGAGGCTCGGTCAAAGAGAATGGTTATTGATTTTTATAATTCCCAAGAGTTCCATGATTTGGAACCAATGAAGGGTTCTCAAGAAAAACTATTGGAATTAAAGAAAAAATGTAAAAAACTTTATATCGTTTCGGGAAGACAATATTATGTAAGACAAAGAACTGAAGACTGGATTGAAAAACATTATCCTGGTATTTTTGATGATGTTGTATTGACAAACAGTTATACGATACATGAAGTTTCTAAAGTTGATATTTTCCGTTCTCTAAATATTGATGCCATGGTTGATGATGATTCCATGGTATGTTTAGAAAGTGCAAGATCTGGTATAAAAGCATATAATTTTACAAATGACCCTGTTTATCCCTGGTATGAAGAATATGAATATGCTGACTTTTCATTAAAGAG